CACAACATCTAATATGTTGTGGAGAAATTCGAGACAGCCGGCGAAGAAGAAATGACGCCTCCATCGGCGACTACAGTGAATGCATTCAGCAGTCACTAAGAAGCTTTCGGAGACGTCAGAATCAACCTCGCTTACTGAGAAATCGAAAGTCTGACATTCCCCACAATTGGGACAGGTCGTGTTGTCTCGGACAAACATGATAAGTTCCTTTGCGGGAAAACCCGCTCAAATCTAGTGTAACTCAGTTACACGGGATGGACGAAGCTTTCCACAGCAGACGTAACCAGCGCATCGCCGAGAAGGTCGATCAACATCGCCTTCAAGTCTTTGCGATTCTGGAGTGACGCCCTGTTTGGGAAAACCATAACAAAGTCTCCGATACATTCGAAGGCTTTGGTGGCATAGGTCGCCCCATCCAATGTTTCCATGGACGGAAGAACCAATTTGCCGGTTACGCGGATCGTGCCGTTCGCATTTTCCTTGAGGGAAAGCGACGCCACGCCCGCTCCCGCCGGGACTCCCGAGTTCGTCGTGTAATCCTTATAGACCGAAAGGTCTGGAGTACTGAACGACAAAGGGAAGGACCGGTTTACCGGAGTGCCCGCGGCATCCGTCAGAGTGAGAGTCGTCATGAAGTTTACCTTCGTGATTAGTTGATGAACCTTGACAAGCAGAATGCCTGACAAGGAGGATCAGCGCGTCTAGTAACTATACGAATCTGCTATGTTACCAGAGAACGCCTGTGACAGGAGGGACAACCCTTCTGCCATATGGGTCGGAGAGAAAGGATCTTTGAAGGTCGGCAAGGGAGGGAGAGGGAACGTATGTAGCACATTTCTGCGCATATAGAACCCTTCTCCGGACCCAGTACCCCCGGACCAGCTGGCAGTGTAACCGCCAGGTCTGGTTCCTTGAGTACGAACTAGCCGAGACCGCCAAGTCTGATGGTGTTTGAAGCAATAGGACCCTTTTACGAAAGAGAGTCCCAGAGCGTAATTCAAACCATTCAGAAACTGACCGACTGGTAGAAACCAATCGACCACGAATGACAGTGGGAGTAACTCCCATGCCAAACCGGCCGGATTGGTGATCCCCAGTTGGGATAGCGAGTGTAACAATCCTGTTCCACTTATGCTATAGTCTATAAATCCCTTTACAGAGACTTTCCTGCCTGAAGCGATGTACTCGATACTGGGGCCCCAGCCTGGATCCGCGTCGATGAAATGGCTCTTGTTAGGGAGCTTGACACCGACGTAATCCTGTGCTCGGACCACATTACCGTCATCACTGTAGGCCTGACGACAGATTTCAACACTGTTATAGACGTCCGAAAGCAGCGGCTTCCACCCATACATGAGTGCAAGATACTGCTCCGGAACCCCACCGACGAGCCGGGTAATTCGCCCGGCATCGCCTCGGCGTCCAGCACTGTTTGAGCCCCCTAATGCGGCGATAGCGCCCCCGACGTTTCCAGAGCGTAGATTTCTCATACAGCTCCCGATACGTCGAGTGACGTCACCGACCATATTAGCGGCCTGCTGCCGAGTATGAAACACCTCTCCCACGTGAAAGTTGTTGTATTGCAGCTGACCGATTAACTTCATCGTTAACCGGTTATTTGCTTCTACTTCAGCCTCACCAAGGGAAAAGTGTTCGTTATCAGCAGTAGGATCGTAACCCAAACCAAACAAATTGCCCCAATCGCCAGAAAAATGGTCAGCACCTGGCTGCGCACCAGTTCCGGGGACCTTAGTCCCAGAAACGGTGAGCGGCTGCTGCTGCCACTGGCGCTTTGCACGGACATAGCCGTTTTCCTGTAGCACCTCCGGATACCCAGGAGAGCCACCGCCCACCGAGTCATCGTGGAA